GGACGAACTGTCCGCGTTATTGAAGACCTTCAGTTCGCGCATCACCAAAGACGAATGCCTTGATTTGCCGGCCAAAGTGTACATCCAGAGGAATATCGCCCTCACCGATGAGCAGTCCCGCATCTATGACGATCTGAAAAAGTATGCACTGGCCCACCTCGGGGATGACCAGTTCATGACCACTACCAATGTAATGACCCAGTTACTCCGAATGCAGCAAGTACTTAGTGGCCATACTAAGGCAGATGATGGCGCTTTTGTGGAGATACCTGACAACCGTCTGAACGAGCTCATGACTTGTCTGGAAGAAATCGAAGGTAAGGCCATAATCTGGTCACGATTCCGTTACGACGTGCAACGGATCACCAAAACTCTTCAGAAGGAGTATGGATCCAGGTCCACCGTCAGTTACTACGGCGACACTTCCGACGAAGACCGGACCTCGGCCATCGAGCAATTCCAGAACGGAGAGGCTCAGTTCTTTGTCGGTAATCCACAGACGGGCGGTTACGGGATCACGCTCACTGCCGCCAAGAACGTAATCTATTTTGCGAACAGTTTTGATCTGGCTGTTCGGATGCAATCGGAAGACCGGGCGCATCGCATTGGTCAAACAGATCATGTCACCTACATCGACTTAATCGCGGAAGGGACTATTGACGAAAGGATCGTCAAGGCTCTCCGCACCAAAATGAACATCGCCAGTTTGGTGATGGGGGAGGAACTAAAGGAATGGCTCCAATGACAAGGATAAAGAACTTATGTACCAGCTAAAAATTACGACGGAGAGAATTACTCCGAAACAAGCGGAAAAGTACTTGGAAGAGAATATAGAGAACAATCGCCCCATTTTAGATAATCATGTTGCCGGGTTAGCCCGTGACATGAAAACCGGCAATTGGGTTCAAAACGGAGAAACCATTAAGTTTAATGGAACCGGCGCTCTTCTGGATGGCCAACACAGATTGTGGGCTTGCCTTGAGGCTAAGGTACCTTTTACTAGTGCCGTTGCGAGAGGCGTCCCAAATCTCGAGGACGTTGACCGTGGGCGACACCGGACAATGTCTCATATCTTGGCTATGCGACAAGTAAAGAACGCCATCAGAGTCTCCGTTGCTATACGAACAATTTGGAGATGGGAGAACACGAACTGGAGAGCCTCGCAGATTGTTCCCAGTACCCGCGAGAGTCTCGAACTTCTGGATTCGTATCCTGTCATCGAAGAAATAGCAAAAATAAGCGCACGTACCCGCACGATAGAAGGTTCCTCAGAGATCTGCTCTCTGGCCTGTTGGAGACTGACCCAACTCACTGGCTTGGATGCGGCGAGTAGCGTATTTGAACGATTGTCCCAGAAAAAATGGGACTCTTTAGAGGACCCTCTCTTCCGCTACCATGAACTGGTAATGGGAGCTAAAGTTGGCATACGTAAGCCAGGTAAATTAGTACGCCTGAACTGGCTTATAAGAGGTATCGACGCATTTATGAATGGGGAGACTCACAGTGATGGGTTATTCCTGCGTTGGAATCTCAGTCAAGAACTTAGGCGTTTAACGGGTGAACCGAAACAAGGAGTCGGACGCAAATGACAGACAGAAGAACTTTTCGATCCGTGGCCGTACCAATGGCTATTTGGAAACCGCTGCAGAAAATAGCTAAAGCGAACAACCGTTCGCCAGCGCAGCAGATCGCCTATCTGGTGGACATCGCCAAGAATGTCCCTACCGACAAGCAAATTCTGCAGCGGTACGCAGCTATGTTAGAGAAGGGTGCCTGATGAATGACATAGATTCCTTCTATAAAGAGATAACGAACCTAGTAGAGGAAAGCCCTTTAGAGGTTTCCCCTACGGGTCGAGTTGTGGCATTGTTCCGTGTAGCAGTAGAGTATGGAGCAGTGCAAATCGGATTGCCTACCCTCTCCTACCTCATGTCCAGGATACTCACGATTACTTTAGGTATCTCCTGTGGGGATAAAGAGGCAACGTATGATGATGTTTTGGAAGAGTTCGAAACATACGGAGAAGCATACTCTTTCAGAATTAAGCACTGATAGGATAATTGAGAAAAATACCCGACCATTGGTCAAATATTTTGTTGGAAATCAGAAGGGAATCCGGGATGACAAGGCCCGATCTTTCCCTTCTGTCCGGCATTGGCACCAGTACCATCGAGAATTATGAACGGGGTAAAATCTCGGAACCTTCCATCTACAAGGTGGAGAAGCTTCTGAACACGATGGGCTACGACCTCGATGCGATCAAGCGTTAAGGTTTGCCGATATAAGAAGCTGTTTAGCCTCCCACATACGATCCGATAGCCAATCCCTCTGCTCGTCGGTATCCATTACTTTAAACAGATTAGTAGCCACTGACCCAATTTCTCTTATCACAACGACAACAATCACTTCTGGCTCCATCACTATTTCCTGTAGTCGCCTCCGTATGAGGTCGGTCGGCTCGCCCACCGTGGTGGTAATCTCATTCCCAACCCGCTCAACCGGGTCACTGAGCGGCTTCCTCCAGTCGCCACCCTTGTCACTACGATCCCCGCACGAAGCACACTCAGTTGTATGATCTTGATATAAGAAGAACGTCTGGCAGCCACAATCGCATAGCCAAATGAAGTCTTCCTTTGGAAACTCTACAACTGTCATCATCCCTCCATGAGTATTACCGCTATGGTCGGCGGCCTGTTGCGCACCAAAATAATCTTCGTGCGGTAGGACACATCGGCTTTACGCAACCTCACCGCAAACGCCTCAGACGTTTGGACCGAGGTAAATATACGAGCAGGGCGTCCCTCATGCCACGTGTTGAACTCGCTGCGCATCTACGGATTATTTGAGAGGTTTCTCGTCATCCCAGAATCCCGGACATCCCAAACTATCCCGTTGCTCGCGGTCCACTGGATAGTTACGGCAGACGTTGGGCCGCAACTCGTGGATGGTGCAATGCCAGGTATCTTCGTCCACTTGTTTGACCCACGGGCAAATCCCCGAGGTAATCTCGTCTCCTGTTTTAGGATCCATCCATAAATCGGCGGTACGGTCTTCTTCATCACCCCACGCGAAGATGTCTGCCGTGTCCAGAATATCTTGGCGACCCGCTTCTTCCCAACGCTGGAGGTCTTCTTCGTGCGCTGACATAGTGCCTGTGTAGGGCGCGTGGGTACAGCATTTACCGCACTTCGTGCAGTTAAAGGATTTCTGAGCATCTGCCGAAAACCCTAATTGGCGCATAATTAAGAGACTTATATCATCTGCCATTTTTTCTCCTCCTCTTCCATGGCTACGCCCCTCGCATTCGTTTCGGTTATTGAGTTTCTTCCGCACGCCATTCCACGATAACGTGCTTGTGCGCATAAAGCTTTCCTAGCCTTTCCCAATAATCCTTCCTCGACCTCGGGTTGTCGTTGTACATATAGAAGGATGGGGGCCAGTCAGGATGACGCTGGACAACGTGCCATACGCCCAGAAAGGTCTCGGGATTACGTTTGAAACGAATCCTCGCCTTGGGCATTTCCTCATAATTACGATCCTGAGCAATAAGTACATGTGGGTCGTCTTCATCTGCCGTAAAGACGTATGGAACTAATAGTCGATACGCTTGCATCATGGATGAGTGGTTCATTTCAACCATTCCTGATTTGTTTCTGTCATAACGCCAACCATCGTCACATTCAACGGGCGTGAGTATAAAACAGGTCGCTTTGAAGGCGGTAGACCCACCGGGTATGCATCCGCCCGCGACAATTTCCGTTATCTCTGGTGCCCGACCGTTCAAAGCCCATGGCTGGCCAAAAGAAGTTGCTTTCCAAGTCGTCGGCGCACCACAGTGCCACGGAAAGACAGTCCCGATCTTCGGCGGCGCGGATAAGGGCGCGGATAAGAGTTGATGCGTGTTCGGCCCGCCGCGCATCTGTTTGGATGCAACACTGATAGACCTTTAGCACCGGCCAACCATTGCCAAAAACGAGATAGCCGCATGGATCGTCATTTTCATATTGAAGCCAGAGTTGGGCCGCCTCGGCATAGGCATGTAGGCGCGGGATGGGCAGAAACCCAACGGCCTCATAATTCTTACGCATGAGATCGGCGGCATATTTAACGACCTCTTCGGTTGTTGCTTCATCCGTCATTAGAGCTCGTTCCCGCGATCATCCCAGTAGGTAAATTAATTGAGTTTGTGACACATGTGGTTCATAACGACCCCCTGTTATCAAAACGCCCACCATCGCCAAGATCGCCACATTCGTAGTCCCAGGTTAACCAGTACGCGGCCATTTCCAAGGGGTCCTTCCAATAATCCCCATTATGATCCACGTGTCTCGCCCGATGGCAATCGGAGCAAAGTCTTATCGCTCCCTCGTTTTCGCTATACTTGCCGCGATTTGGTTCGCAGTAGTGAACTTCTAATAGGACCTTTTCTCCACAATCGGAGCATAGGTCCTTAGAGGCGGCCTCTCTAGGTAGAGGAAACGTGTCACTGATCATGGTCATGTACTGCTTCATAGCTGCGGTGCGGGGGTCCGCCATCTTGAGTCTCCTGTTTTGTAGTGTGTACGACGCATTCAGTGTGATCATCCCATGCCGGCAAAGAGGCCGACGAGAAGACTACCCACCGCAATCAGCACGAAATATTCCCAGCCCATTCTACTCTCCCAGTGTTTGGGGTTACGGATTTCCTTCCAGATCCTCTTGATCATGTGAAGCTTGTATGGCGTTCCAGTCGCTCCGCTGGAGAAAGAGCCTCCAGCCAAACCCTGTACGTTCCGTCCGTCAAGTGTCGCAAGGTTGCCTTACCTTTCACCAAGGCATGCGCGAGAAGATATCGCCTCAGTGAGCTATAAAAAGAGAGCGCCTTAGAATGATCAGGAAAAGCGATACTATCGCCAATCTCCATGGTCATGATGACAGTCACATTCTTAGACTTATAAGAGTACAGCGGTATCGGGATATTCTTTTCGATTTTCATTCTCTTTCTCCTGTTGATGTTATTTACAGACTGCTTCGGGACTTCCCCTTGGCTATCGCAATAGCTACAATCGATTATATAACCACCGTCACCAACGTACCCATTTCCGTGGCACTTGGGACATGGCACTTGTTTTTCTTTAGACATGGTTCACCTCGTATACCGCTCCATGGTTGATGTTTTTCTTCGGAACTTCCCCTTGGCTATCGCAATAGCTACAATCAACGACGAAGGAAACGCCGCAACATCCCCCTGATCGCCACATTTGTAGCACGTACCCATTTCCGTGGCACTTGGGACAGGGTACCTGTGTTTCTTTAGACATGGTTCACCTCGTATACCGCCTTGGCAAACCCACGCGGGGTCGCGCTGCGGATGTTCTTGGTGCGTAAGGATTTCCCGCCCGACTTGGCTATAACGGGAGAGTAGTTGCGACCCTTGGTGGGGTCTTTTCGTTTCACAACCACATTCTCGTATTCCACGGGCCTTGTCTCAGGCATACGGAAACCGCATCCCGTCCACAGGCATGTGCGCTTCTTGTACGCATCTCGCGGGGGAATGATCTCTGGATATCTTGGATGCGCATCGTCTTCTGGTAGATACCCACCGTACTGGTATGGATCAAACCGAAAGTCTGGGCCACGCCATAAACGTGTCACGGCCCCAATAGGGTTCTCAATGTAAAACGGACAACGGAACGCTTCCGCAAGAACAGCGGCGTCCTCCAGCCGACCAGCGGCTTCTATCTGAAAGTCTGGATTGGCTGCCGCCTTCTTCTTCCAATGCAGCGCACCCGCTCCACTCAAATCCGTGCAAGGCGGGAACGCCGACAGGAACGCCACGGTGTGTCGCGGATGACGGTCAAAAATGTCCAGCAGTGTCTGATTATTGTACAAATCCGCATGCATGTAGGTTATCGAACCGTTGCCGATTTCCTTATACACATGACCACTACTGTCGTGCTGGATGTCGTAAGCGTAACACTCATAGCCGTCCTCGGCCCACGGACGCAGAGCTTCGCCCGTGTAATCGTACAGAGATAGGACTATGTTGGGTCTGGTCATGACCTGACATCCTCGTATCCAACTTCAACGACGAACCGCGTCTTCGAAACCTGACGGGACCGGAACGCCGAACCATCGGTGCGAGGCTCTTCGTTGAAGTGCTTGGCTGCGCGGTCTGCGTTGGCTTTCCTCATTTTCGGGGAAACCGCGCCGCGCCATTTGATTTTGTTTGTCATTATCAATTTCTCCTTTCTGATGCTAGAATACTGAACCATGAACCACGTGTCAACCACCATATGCGATGGGGGCCTCAAACCTGGCGCCAGCCTCCGTTCCCCTTATACACACGATTTGAAAAAAAAAGATTTAAAAAATAAAAAATGGACGTAAAAAAGTGGGACAAGTGGGACGGAGGGTGAAAAAGGTGCTAAAAACACCGGAATACAGCCAAATAACCTCGTACCACTTTTCATGATTCTCGTACCACTATGTCCCAAAAAGGTCTGTTTCGTACCACTTTTCTAGCCGTCCGGGGTTTGAAAACTAGTTTTTCCATAAGTAATGTCTCATATCGTGTGTATATAGGAGCAGCCATGAAGCGCCGTATCGATAGAAGGGCTGAAGAGATTGAAGAGTCTCATGGCCGTAAACTGACCAATCGACAGAAAGAGTTCTCCCGTCATTATGTGGACGGGATCAACTCGAATGCTGAGTGCGCCAGGAAGGCCGGCTATTCTAACACTAACGGAATTGCTAAAATCCAAGCGTACAAACTTCTGGACACCCAGTTGTTCCCCCATGTGGCCGAGTTCATCGAGGAGTTGAGGGAAGATCGTGAGCGTAAATATGGTGTGACCCTGATGGGGCAGCTAAAGCGGCTGCGCGATCTGTCTATTGGGGCTGAAGAGAAGGGACATTTTTCCGCAGCAATCAACGCCGAGAAAACGCGATCTGCTCTTGGGGGTCTTACCGTTGACAGGCGTGAGACCAACCACTTCCATGCTATAGAAAACATGAGCCGTGAAGAGGTTGAGGGGCGCCTTGGGGAGCTTCGGCAGTCTCATCCAGGAGCTTTCATAGATGTGGAGTACAAGGTGATAAATGGCGCAGAAACCAGAGACTCTTCTGTGGAAGAGACTGAAGGAGAAGATACCCCCGCATTGGAACACCACACGGATTGAAAACCGCTATGGCGGCGGTATTCCAGATGTTCACGTGTGCGCGGAAGGGTCTGCGTTCTGGGTTGAACTCAAAACTACAAAAACTCACCGCGTAAATATCTCAGCACATCAAGTTGCGTGGAATTACGCCTATTACAGATCTGGCGGCGTAAGTTTCTTCTTAGTTAGCCCCCTCTCTTCCCCCCACCTATATTTGTTTGGGGGGGACCAAGGTTGGGGGTTAGTTAAACACGGTTTGCGAACTGGGGGTTTGGGTTCGGGGTCGGGAGGAGCCGGAACCATGGTCCATTGTCTTTGGTCGGGGGATCTCGGGTCGGGACTCATGGACCGAATGCTCGAGATCGGTCGGGTCGGGGTCGGGGCTTTTGAGGTCGGGTCGGGTCGGGGGTCGGGGTCG